ACCAAGAATACAGGTAACCCATTTACACGTTGTAATTTCCCCGTATCTTGGTCTACAAAGAAGGCTGGGAAGCCTGCTGAATTTGGTTACTATACGGAACCAGATTTTATCTCTCGATTGAAGAGAGATGTAGAAGAGGCTACTCTTCTTATTGGTTTGAATATCAAGTACGATCTGCACTGGATGCAGAAAATGAAGATATCTCTGCCTAAAGGCATTCGTATTTGGTGTTGTCAATTGGCTGAGTTCATACTATCTGGACAGACAAACTCATTTGTCTCAATGAATGAGTTATGCGAGAAGTATGGAATTCCTGGGAAGGAAGATGCTGTTGCTGAGCTTTGGGCTCAAGGGATTAACACCCATTACATCCCCATCGATATTCTGAAAGAGTATGGACTAGGTGATGCTGATAGAACTGAAGCTATCTATGAGGCTCAGTTGAAAGATCCTAGAATGACTCCAGAACTCCATAAACTTATCTTGCTTGATGGCCTGGATTTGCTTGTGCTTCAGCAGATGGAATGGAATGGTCTGAAATATGATGTGGGTCGATCACACGAAAAAGCAGCAGAGATCAAACAAGAATTGGACCAGATTGAGAAAGAGCTGTATGAGATTGCAGGAACTAAAGAAATCAATTGGGATAGCGGTGATCAGCTTAGCTTCTTCTTGTATGGTGGATCGTTTGAAGTGGACCACTATGAGCAGGTTACATCGGTCTATAAATCCGGTCCCAATAAAGGGCAAGAATACACAAGGAATCGACGAGTACGCACTGAATCAGTCGCTCTATCAGGTTATTTTAACCCATTGCCTAGGACCGAAGTTTCCAAGTCCACTGCAGAAAAGAGAATCTACCAGACAGGAGAACCAATTCTCAAGCAACTCAAAGCCAGAAGCAAAATACAAAGACGAATTCTGGAACTGCTTCTCAAGAGAGCTGAATTGGAGAAATTACATGGAACCTACTTTACAAAGCTCCCCTTGATGATTGAAGAAATGGAATGGGATGATAACCTGATTCATGGGCAATACAACCAAGTAGTAGCCAGAACAGGTCGACTGTCCAGTTCCAAACCTAACATGCAGAATAACCCAGAGGAAGTAGACAGAATGTTTGTGAGTAGATATGAATAGAAGGAGTATTTAGAATTCTATTAAATTGTGACGTTAAAGGACTAGAGGTAGTAGTAGCGGCACAGTTATCTGGGGATAAAGTTCTATGTCAGGAGATTATAGATAAGGAAGATATTCATGCAAATAACCAAAAAGCTTTTGGATTACCTTCTAGGCTTATCTCCAAAGTGTTCAAATTCCGCCTTATTTACGGTGGGTCTGCATATTCGTATGCACATGACCCAGACTTTATGGAGGTCTCGTCGGATGAAAAATTCTGGCAAGAGGTAATTGATAATTACTACAAAAAGTATTCAGGAATTAGAGAATGGCACAACAAATTAATCTATGAAGCACAATCAACTGGAAGAATTGTTATCCCATCTGGACGATACTATCCGATCATTCCAGACTTTACGAAGAGAAATCCATGGCCTCTCACAATCATTAAAAACTATCCAGTCCAAGGATTTGGAGCGGATCTTGTCAAACTTGCCAGACTTCGAGCGAGACAACTTCTTGGAGAGGTTGATGCTCTCCTTGTATCCACCATCCACGACTCAATTGTGGCTGACACGCGCTCTAACCAAGTCGAAAGAGTTGCACGATCTTTATTAGAGGCTGTGGAAGATGTTCCAAGATTGTGTAAGGAAGTTTGGGGATATGATTTCAAATTGCCGCTAACCGCAGAGGTTCAGTATGGGAAAAATAAAGCAGATATGGAACAGTTTGTTTTCTGAAAAAGTTGACAAACCTAAGGAAATTTGTTACAATAATAGTATGGACACAAAATATCGTATAGTTAAAAAAACTTATGCCGATGGAAGGACAGTATTTATTATTGAATCCGATAATCATCATGATTATGACGGAACTTATTGGGCCAAAGAACTATTTTCACCAATCTTTTATGAATTAGAACATGCTCAAAAATATTTAGATTCTAAGAGAGCTTGGAGAGAATCAATGAAATTGATAACTGAAGAAGTTATTGAAGAAAGGACTATTTAATTGCAAATTAAGATCATTAGTGTAGAAGTTGAGAAGATCAACAAGGGTAAAACAGGTTATTCTCAGGCAGAAGTTCTGTATGAGAATGAGAAGGGGGAAAAGAAGAGCTGGAAGGTGGTTAGTTTCACAAATCCAGCAGTCTTTGCCACTATCAGCAATGCGCAGTCGGGCGATGTTTACAACATTGTAACTGGCAAGAATGACAGAGACTATACAGTATGGACTGCCGCAGAAAAGGCTGATGGTACTTCATCAAAGGGTTCAGCAAAGTCTTCTGGAACTTATGAAGAGAAGGATGCTGTTCGGCAGCGATTGATTGTTCGTCAGAGCTGTTTAGCTCAGGCTATAGCTGCTCGCAAAGCAGATGATACTGAAGAAGAAGTATTAGGGCGAGCAGAGCGCTTTGTAGACTGGGTGTTTGAAACCCCGGATTTACTTGATCAACCTAACGAGATTTAAATATGGATTTTTATATTCCTTTCTTTGATACTGTAGATGGTGCTATTGCTTCATTCAAGAGGAGTGCTGATAGGCTGAAGGAACTTCAAAGTAAGCATGATTCCCATGCACGACATTTAGAAGCACAAGCATACCAGCATCGACAAGAGGCTGCAAAAGCCAAGAGAATTTCTGACAAGATCAATGACTTGATTGCATGATGAGGCTAGCCAGACTGTCCGCTGAGAAGAGTCCTTTCCAAAGGTACAAACTAGGGGCAGTAATTGTGAAGGGTGGTAGAGTGCTTAGTACAGGATATAACGAAATAAGATACACTAAAGAACTCAGAAACTCCACCCTTCATGCAGAAGAGGCAGCTATAGTCAAATTATTGAAAGCTAGAAGACAAAATGAACTTGTGGGATCTGATCTCTTTGTTACTAGAATCCGATCTAACGGGACCAGCGGTTGTAGTAGGCCTTGTGCTAGGTGCAGCAGCCTTATTAGATCTGTTGGTATACGTAGAGTCTTTTTTACTACAGAAATGGGAGAAGTGGACTGCTATTAATAGACGCTGATTCATATTGCTATGCATCCGCTGCAATGGCTGAAGGGCAAGATTCCCAGATAGCAATTTGGAATCTAAATAATATGTTAGAATCCACATTTGCAGAATGCAATTCAAATGAAGCTAAGTTCTTCCTGACTGGAGATAATAACTTTAGATATGAAATTTACCCGGAATACAAAGCAAACAGAAGAAAGATCCCAAAGCCAGAATATTTACAACTCTGTAAAGACTTCTTGGTTTCAGACTATGGAGCAGAAGTATCCCAAGGCTGTGAAGCCGATGATCTTATTGGGATTGAGTCTAGTAGTGCTGATTCCGAGTTTATCATTGTATCTATTGACAAAGACTTAGATCAATTATCAGGATGGCATTGGAATCCTAGAAAGAAGATTAGGTACTTGGTTTCACCAAATGATGGACTTAGATTCTTTTATTATCAATTACTGGTGGGAGATACTGCAGACGGGATCAAAGGCGCCATTGGAATTGGACCAAAAAAAGCTAAAAAGATTCTTGATGGACCCCAATCCGAAGAAGAAATACTTGAAGCTTGTCTCCCATACTATTCCTGCTGGGAAGAAATACAAATGAACGCCAATTGTTTATGGCTATGGAGGAAAGAAAATGAAAAATGGAGTGACCGATTAAGCCCAGCTCTGCTAAGTCTAAAGGACGGATTTTTCAACAATATGTTAGAGACAGGTTCCTAGAAACCTTCCCTAATCTAACTAAAGATGATATTCGCTCAACTTCAATGGGCGCTGGAGGCGAAGATTTACAAATGTCTCCTGAAGCTCGTCGATACCTTCCATATCAGACGGAGTGTAAGAGCAAGGCTACGTCTCAAATACATAGTTACTTTGCACAAGCTACTGCTCATGGCCCACATGAACCGTTGGTGATAGTTAAACGCAATAGAGATATTGCACTGGCAGTGATTCGATTGGATCACTTTTTAGAATTACTCAGGAGAATAAACCATAAAGATTGATTGTAAATTCAGAGACGACGAAGGCAATGTCACCCTAGAAGGGTGGCTTAATCAGAAGGAAGTCTCATTCCTCCTTGGATATGCGATTAACGCCTTAATGGCACAAGGCGTAATGTTTGAGTTAGATAAAGAAGAGGATGAAGATGGAAGCGTTAGATTCCACTTTCCAGATTCGGAGTTAAATGACTAAATGTTTAGTAATTCCCGATTGCCAGGTTCGTCCTGGCGACGATTTTGAATATCTAAAAGCAATAGGTAGATTCTGGGTAGATAAGAAACCTGACGTAGTAGTCAACATTGGTGATTTCGCTGACATGCCTAGTCTTTCTTCATATGACATTGGAAAGAAGGCATTTGAAGGCAGACGGTATAGGTTAGATGTAGAGGCATCCCATGAAGCCATGGATGCTCTACTATCCCCATTGAGAGACTACAACGAGAAAGCTCGGAAGAATAAAGAAAAACAATATCATCCTAAGATGATTCTGACTTTAGGTAATCACGAGAACAGAATCAATAAAGTGGTCAACTCTGATCCAAAGCTGGATGGAACTATTTCAGTGGAGGATTTGAGGTATGAGGCTTTTGGGTGGGATGTGTATGATTTTCTTGAACCTGTTATTGTTGATGATGTCGCTTTTTGTCATTACTTTATTACAGGTGTGGCCGGGAA